CCAGGGAAAACCCGCCCAGAATGTAGGGGGTGCCATCCAGCGGGGCCAAATCAGTCTTAACCTTCTGCACCCGCCCACCTGTAGCGTGGCGGGGTAGCTCGTTATAGAGGGCTGCCAGGGCGCCTGGCCCATCACCCTGGTTCAGGTGGTGCAGGGTGTGGTTGTATTGGGCAGCTGAGCGTCGGTTGATGACCCACTCGCCGGCATCCACCCACGCCAGGGGCGCGCCTTGTGGGTTGACCGCAAGGATGCCGTCGGTAGTGTCTGTGCCAGGGCCGGCTGTTGGTAGTCGGCCACCAGCTGCTTTTCCTGAGAGCCCGGTGGCTTTCGCCGCTATGCCCACAACGTTTACTGGCCCCATAGCCGTCAGTGAAACTAGCGCGTTCCAGAGATCACGAATCTTGTTGTGCGCGGGCGCGGTGTTCGCATCGACGGTCGGCATCGCCGTGGTACGGGTGAGCGAGTCCAACTGTTCCTTGGTGGTGTTGAATCCCGCGTCGAACAGGTCTTTGTTCAGTTCAGCCTGGGGGCGGGCCGATAGGCCGGTCAGGTAGTACAGGTCGCCCTTGGCAATCTCCCCAGTCTTGAGGAAATCATCAATGATGAGCTGCGCCTGGGGGGAAGGCTTCTGGATCGCCAGATCATCAACCAGGTTTTTAGCAGCTGCCACGTTGGTCGTGAACCGCGTGTCGTCCAGCAGTAGCTTCACGTCGACTGGTTTGCCGCCGATAGCGTCGGCCTTTGCCGCCACTTCCCCGAGCTTGGCCACAGCGTCAGCATCGGTGGCGGTCAGCTTCATATTGATGCCATCAGGCAGCTTTTCCGCCTTGACACCCAGGTCTTTGAGCACGCCCATGGCCTGGTCGCCCACGGCTTTGACCTCGATGCTGGCGCCATCTTTGAGTGGGTAGAGTTGGGCCCATACTGTGGCCAGTTCTTTCTTGGCCCCCTCGCTGTTGACACCGACGAGGGTGGTGATTTCTTTGGGCAGGACGCCATATGTGTCGGCTAGGTGCTGGACTTGCTCCGCGGTCAGGCCGAACTCCTGGCCGATGATAGCGAAGGAGCCCTGCATCTGCTGGTACGTCTCATTGGTGTTGCCGCCCGTGGTGGCGACCTTTTCCAGTTCCTGCCGCATCGTCGAGAGCTTCTTACTCAGCTCTCTAGCGGAGGCGTTCGTCATGTCCAGCTTGCCGGCAGCTAGGTCGCCCAGGTTCTCGCCTAGCTGCTCAACCGGGTGGTTCGCGGTTTCGGCGGATTTCACCATGTCATCCACAGCCTGAGCAGCGGAAGCCATGGCTTCTTCTGCTGCTATGGGGGCCAGCCCCATAGCCTGCATGATCGACTCCAGGGCGTTCAGCTTATCGTTAGCGTTGGCCGACGAATCCGCCAGAACATCAATCCCCTTAGCTGCCTGGGCGGCAGCAGGGTCAACCCGGCGCGCAGCAGCTATCGTGTCTTCGATCTGCTTCCGTGACTTCTCCAGGTAACCCGCGGCACGCTCGCCTTCCTCACCAGCAGCACGCAGCTCGGCAACGAGTTTCTTATAGTCGTCGCCGCCCTCGGCAACAATGTTGTTGAGGTTTTCCATGCTCAGGCCGAGAGTAGTGAGTGTGGAGTCTAACGTGTTATAGGCGGCCGAGACCTCGTCTGCCCCATGGTTGATTTCCTTTAGCTCTGCGAATGAGAGTTTACGGCGGTCTTCGTAGGTAATAGTGGGAGCATCCGTAAGATATTTATAGAACGGGTTCGCCCTGTTTTCCCCAACAGCAGTGAACTGTGTCAGGGTAGCGTCAGCAAGTTTTTCTGCAGCTTTTGTTGCTTGTTCAGTTAAAGCCCCAGTAGTGCCCGCGACTGCTTTAGCCAGATCATTTTGGGCAACTTGAGTAGCTTTTGTTGCTGCTGCTAGCTTGCGCTGGGCCTCAGTAGCAGCATGGTTCGCTTCGACGAATCCGCCGATGACTGCACCGGCGGCCATGATGCCAACGGACCACGGGCCACCTAAGGCGCCTACTAGGCCGCCCGCGGCGGACTTCATGAGGGAGAGGCCGCCTTTAGCGGCACCTGCAGCAGCGTTGCCTATTTTTGCGGCGCCGGATGCGATAGTGTTGCCCGCGTAAAAATAGCGTTTAGCCGCGACTTGCATAGTCTCCGACCCGGAGCTGAATGCCTCCCGCGACCTACCTAAGGCCTGCGTCAACCCGTTGGATGATGTAATCATGTATTGGGTTTTCGCGTCGAACTCGCTGATCGCTTTGTGGCCTTTTCGGTAGTATTCCTGCAGATCGGCAACACCTTGTTTCATCGTGGCCATCGACTGGGTGGCTTGCTGGATTTTCGCAGGGAAGTCTGTCCAGTTTTTCAGGGCCATGACGGCGGCGATGCCGAGCAGGGGCCCGGTGAAGTCGTTGGCGAGTGTGGATGCGAGGCCGGCTACAGGGGTTAGCACAGTGATGAGCCCGTGCACGGCGCCGGATGCTAGGTGGATGCCTGATTCGGCGGCGGGGCCGATCTTGCCGAGGGCGGCAGTACCGGCGTCGGCGGCTGCCACCAAGTCATCCTGGAGAGCTTCAAACAGGCCGAGGGTGAGGTCTTCTTTAGCATTGGCGAGACGTTCCAGGGCGCCCGGTAGGCCTTTGGTTTGGGCGGCGGCTACCTCGGCGGCCTGCCCCTGCCGGGTAACTGACTCTCTGAGAGCATTAAAATCCTCGGTGGTTTTACCAGCAGCTATGGATGCGAACCGCATGGCATCGGAGCCAAACAAAGTGGCGGTCGCTGCTTGATACTGTTCCTCTGTCATGCGGTTTGACGCGGCGTTCAGCTGGCCGATCAGGGACGGCAAACCCACGAATTTACCTTGGGCGTCGTAGACGGTTAGGCCCAGGTCGTGGATGGCATTTTGCGCGGGTTTGCCTTGATCGGTGAGCGCCAGCAGAGACGTTTTCAGCAGGGTGCCGGCGTCGGAGCCGGTAATGCCGGCATTGGCGAACATAGCGATCGCGGTGGAGGCGTCGTCGATGCTCACGCCAAAAGCGTGCGACACTGTGCCGGCCTGCTGGAGGGCTTGGGCCACGTCGGTGATCTCCGCGGCACTAGCGTTCGCCGAGCCGGCGAGAATGTCGGATACCCGGCCTGCTTCTTGGGCGCCCAAACCGAACGCCTGCAGAGCCTGCCCCTGGATGGTGGCGGCTTGGGCGGCGTCGATCTGGGCGGCAGCAGCCAGCTGCAAGGTACCTTTGGAAGCTTCCATGGACTGGGCGACGGTCAGACCGTTTTTGGCGAGCTCGGTCATGGCCGCTGCGGCATCAGACGCCGACGTACCAGTGAGGCTAATGTCGTTGCCGAGTTCCCTAGCCTTGGCTCGCACGGCATCCATCTGTCCCGCGGTCGCCTGGCTCACCGCCGCCATGGTGTTCAGTTGGCTCTGGTATTCGGTGTGGTGATCTTCTTTCTTGCCGGTTTAGCCGTCTTCTCCGCCGCCTGGGTGGCTGCCTGCACCAGCTGCTGCTGCAGCGCAGTTGGGCGAACCGCGACAGGCCACAGCTGTGGCTGCTCCGGGGGCTTCACGCCTAGTAGTTTCTGGCGGGTTTTCTCCGCCTGCACCTCGGGGTCGTCTGGGTCGGTGATCCACGATTTATATTCGGAGTTCAGCCAGTAATCCTCCCGGTCCACCAGGCGGGCGATGTTTTCGTCAGTGGGGGTCCAATCGTCTAGCCCATCAGCGAGTATCGCTAGGTCAACCCACCACATTTCTGCCAGACATTGGCGATAGTTCAGGTGGTATTTGGATTGGAACCCGACCAGTCGCCTAGCGAACTCCTGGGGGTTAACTAGCTGGAGGATGTAGGAAAAAAATTGCCATCGGCATCCCGGTAGCCGCAGATCTCGCCGATGACATCAAACACCCGCATGACCTCGGCGAGACTCAACGTCATGAGCTGGTCAACGAACGCCTCTTGATCTTTCTTGGGAGAGTCGGACACCAGGGCGATAACACGGGTGGCTTGGTCGTGGATCGCCTCATCAGCGTGGTCAAATAAAGCCCTGACGATGTTATGGGCTTCTTGGCCGGTGAAATCCCGGCGCAACGACAGGTCAACACCAAGCAGGGTAGTGGCGACAGGGTCTCCGCCGTTGATAGCAAGAGCACGCTCAAAAAGGTCGATTTTTTCCATGAGTTTCGTTTTCTCCTAGTGTTTGGAAGGAATAAAGGTTCGGGCACGGGCCAACACCCAATATGAGACCAGCCAGCTTGTCACGGAGGTTGTCGAGCACCTGTGGCGGGTGGCTGGGAGGTTTAGCCTGCCAAATAGGGCCCATAGCATCTGCTGCCCAGCGCGGCACCAAATGTGCATGCAGGTGAGGGACGGTTTGGGTTGCTGCCGCCCCGTTGGACTGGATGATATTCAGCCCATCCGGGGTGACAGCCGCACGTAACGCCGCGGCAACCCGCAAGACAGTGCGAGATAGGTGCGCAGCGGTCTGCTCTGGCAGCTCCCAAATATCGGGCATGTGCCGGCGGGGAACCACCAGGGTGTGGCCAAGAGCCGCGGGTCGAAGCGGGAAAAACGCCACGGCATGGTCGTCGCGGTACACCACCCGCGCAGGCCCCTCCCCCATGATGATTGCGCAAAATGGGCATGAAGGATTTGTCATTAGGGCACGGTGATGCCTGCGGGCAGCTCGGGGAGGACTTCCTCGTAGCCTTCAAGGAAGGAGTTGTCGAATTCCCAGCCGTCCAGGTTCTGGTCGTCGAGGGTGGCGCGCTTCGCCGGCGACGCCAGAGTCACGCGAGGGCAATAGAATGCCATCTTGGAAACGCCGTCGTCGAAGCGGCTGAAGAAAGCAAATTCCTCACCAAGCCCAAGCTCGGCGACGTAGAGGTCGCCCTTCTTGGTGATCTTGCCGCCCTGCAAGCGGGTCAGCAAAGTAGCCTTCGAGTTGTCAACGGCGCGAAGCTTCATGCCGCTCTCTAGGGCGTCGCGGATGATCTTGTAGATGGCGTTGCGTTTGTTCCAGATTTTTTTCTTGGTGACCTGCTGCTCGGCGGTTACTTCAATGCCTGCCTCGATGCCGCCGTAGGCGTCCCACCCGGTGAGGGTAGCGGCAAACGGGTCGGTGGGCATGGGGGTGCCTACGGGGGCGCGGAAGGCGTCACCGTCCAGCCACACGTGGGCTTTTTTGGAATCAGCAAAATCAGACATGATTCACTCCTAACAGTTTAGATTGTGCGCCTGCGCAGGTGAACACCAATGCGAACAGGCGCGTAGTAAATGATTCGGTCGAGACCCCGGCCTTTGTCCTCCAGCTGGATGGGGCCGTCCACCCAGTGAGCGGACCAGGCGTGGGTGTCATCAACGATGATGTTTTTTGCCCTGGCCAGGAGCTCCCCGGCGCGGGTGGCGAGGTTCCATGCGGTGATGTCGGGGTCTTCGGGGATTCGGGAAACGTCGGGTCGGGGCACCCAGGGGGTGATTTGGATGAGTACCCGGTGCAGCCTGGGGTCGCCGCCTTGGTGGCCTACGGCTTTGACTGTGACGTGGGGTTTGGTGAGCGGGTCGGGAACCTCCCGGCAGGTGACGGCACCGCCGCGTAGCAGGCGGACGAATTCGGCGTCAGCCAGCAGATGTTTGCGTACCTCTCCGGGGATGTAGGCGGTGGGGATTATGGCGCTCATCGGGGCCTCATGCCTCGGTAGCGGCCAAATCGCATGGCGGTGCCAGTGAGGACGGCGTGGGCGGGGGTATCGGCAGTGCCGTACTCTTTATGGATTGAAAGTTCATCGTTATCGACAACCCGCACCATGGTGCCACGCACGTTGACGCCGATGCCGTCACGGTAGTCGCCGGTGAGGACGGGGGCGATAGCTTTAGCTTGGCTGGCTATTTCCTGGGCGATTTTCTTTCGGGCTGGCACCGTTTGGCGCCGCAGCTCGCGGAGTATTCGGCGCCGGTACAGGGTGAGTTTCGCTTTCGCCACTGGGGTCCTCCTTTGTCTCCTTCTCGGCGGCTTGGTCGGCTTTAGCGGCTTGTTTCTTGCGGATGTCGGCGAGATGGTAGGGGCTGCCGGCCGCGGTGTAGAAGGGGTTGCCGGCGTCGTCGGTGCCGTGGTAGATGCCGTCGTGGACGCCTTCCTCCTCGGGCAGCAGTTGTTTTGCTTGGTCTGTGGGGATGGTTTCGGTCATGGTTGTTCTTTCTCCTTTGCTCTGCGGACTCGTGCCGCAATGTAGTCGGATGGACGCGCGGGGGTGCGCGGGGGGATGCCGTCGCGGACGCCCTGCCCCACCCGGCCGTCGGGGCCGGTGAATTCGTCTTTGGCGGTGATGTCAAGGCCTGCCACAGCGGTGCCTGTGGGGGCGAACATTACGAGGCGTTCGTCGCGGATACCGCCGGTGGGTGTGGTTTCTTGCATGCCGGTCCAGTAGGCCTCTTGGACGAGACCGGTGCCGGCAATGGGTTCGTAGGTGGTGGCGATGACTTCCCCGGTGATAGGGTCGTCACGGGTGGTTGTTTGCCGCCGATACTGCCACCCAGGCTGGAAGAGGACACGAGGGGTTAGCATCGGTCCTCCGGCAGCGTGGGCGTGGCTTTGCGACGGATACTCCAGGCGCCCTGGGCCAGCTGCGGGGACAGCAGGACGATCTCATCGGTGGTGAGCCACAGCCTTGAGCCTTGCCCCAGGCCGCCGTCGGTTTCCCATTGCATGGTCACCTCCGGGTAGGCCAGCTGGGTGAGCCCACCCCGATCATCCTTGGCGATAGCGCGGGTCACCATATCCTCCACGACGCCAGCAACGACTTCAACACTGAGCCGGTGTTGCTGGATGCGGGTGGGGATGCTGGGGAACCGCTGAAGGATGATGTGCTCCGCCCTCTCGATGAGGCGTTTCACTTCCTCCAGGCGGGTGTCGTCGAGGTGTGGCCACAGGGTTTTAGGGTCGGCGGTGAGCCAGGTGGCCATGGGGGTTACTCCTCCGCTGGCGGGGTGGATGCGGTGACGTCTGCGATGATTTCAGCTTTGGTCTTGCCTTTGACGTCAATGCCGAGCTGAACAGCTACAGTGACCCAGTCGGCTTTCGGGGCGCCATCGGCTGGCAGCTGGATTGGCGTCTCCGGCAACGTGGTAATTTCCTGGTCGAGGATAATGTAGCCTTGCCGCCGGTAGTATTCCAGCCGGTCGTCGGGGACGTCGGTGCAGACGCCGCCGACGAAAAGGTCAGCGCCGATGGGGCCGGTGTAGCCCTCGACGGGGGTTTTCACGATGGCCATGACTAGGCCCCGATCTTGACGTTGCGCAACACAGCGGCGGCCTTGGTGCTTTTGAGCACCGGAGCAACCGGCCCCAACTCTACCTCGCCGCGCTTCACGGCGCCGGAGGTACTGAAGTCAGGCAGCCAGGTTCGCAGCATTTGACCATCGGTAGTGGTCACACCGTGGAAGCCGTCTAGGCCGATGCGTACAGCATAGATGCTAGTCTTGCCCGCGGTCACAGGGATCACCGGGTCGTTCGTGCCGGCCTTCTCACCGGCATCCGCCAGGATGACATTGCCGAGCATTTCCCGGGTGATCTCATGGCCACCCACACCCAGCAGCCCCTCGACCGGCTGTTGCGTGTAGAGGTTAGCCCGGCGTGCGGCTGCCCGGATCTTCGCCAGCACCCGCTTGTTGCAGAGCAGCAGAGTGGGCGGGCCATCCAGGGCGCCGAGCAGCTCATCCAGGTCGTCGAGGATAGCCAGCGCGGTGTCGGCGGTGGTGAGAACGGTCCAGTCTTTCTCCCCCGTGGCGTTCAGCTCGGTCGCGGAGTCCTTCAGCGCCTTGTCCAGGCCGTCAAAGCCTTTGGCATCGACCGCGGTGTCACCGGTGATGATCGCATCGTTAAACTTCGCATTGGTGGCTTTGATGAGCTGGGAGGTCTGCAGGGCCACCTCGTCGCTGGCTGCGGGGCCGAGGTGGGCGAGCACCCGATCCACCTCAAAAGTGCCGCCCAGCGGTTTGAGCTCCACGGACTTTTTTACAGTCTTGACTTCTTGGGGGGTGTATTCTTTGCCGATTTCGCGGAATTCGGCACCCCGCTGGGTGACTAGCCTGCGGTATCCGTATTCGAGGGTGGCGCCGCCGCCTGCGGGGTTGACCGCGGTATCGAAGATCAAGGCATCTAGCAGCGGGGAGTTTTTACGAAACTCGTCGATGATCGCCGGGTCGTAGTCTTCCAGGGTGTTGAGTTTGGCGTCTGCCAGGGTAATAGGCATAGCGAGCCTCCTTATTTTTTATGTGATGTTGTAGTGGTTACGGAGCGCTTCGGTGAGGCTGCGGGGGGCCGGCTTGCCGCCGGCGTGTTGCCCTTGGGAGGGATCGACCGGCGGCTCGCCTAGCGCCGCGGCTAATGTCTTAGCGTCGGCGGCGAGCTCTTCCGGGGTTGAGCCCTGAAGCCGCCCGGCCAGATCAGCTGGTAATCCCGCAGTTTTCAGCGCCTCAGCAACCGCCGCCTGGTGTTGTTGTTCGGCGATCTGCGCTTCCAGAGCCGCCACATGATCCTGGGCGGCTTTAAGGTCCGCTGCGGTTTTCTCTTGCTCTGTCATCTGGGCGCGCTCGAACTCTGCCAGGCGCGCCTTCAAAGCAGCGTTTTCTTCCTCGAAGGCTTGCCTTTTATCACGCTCTTTAGCAAGATCAGCAAGCACCTGGCTCTTTGAACCCCGACCGTTCGGGGCGTCGTCACTGTCCCCGTCACTATCGCTGTCGCCGTCGGTGTTGTTGGTGGCTGACGCGGTTTCGCCTTCCCGTTGCCGGCCACTGGCCTGGGGGGTAGAAGCGGCCCCGGCGGCGTTGCTGGCACCGCCGGCTAGTGGATCCTGGCCGTCGATGGGGGGCTGCGTAACGCACCGAATGTGGTAGCGCATTAGGCCGTTGACAATCATAGATCTTCCTTCCTTCTTTGTTTTTGGGCATAGAAAAACCGACCTCCACTTTTGGGGGCCGGTGTCACAGTTTTTTAGGGGTTACCAGAGTGGGCAGCTGAGGGGCGGCGGGGCGGCGTTTTTGTACTTTTCTTTCCGGTCGCAAGGCTTCCACATGCCAATACCCGCGAGCGCGTCTACGTATTCTTCCGCACGCTCGCGTGACCACCCCATGACGTCCATGTAGGATTGCACGATGGTATCCCAGGGAGCATCGATAGGGGCATCTGTGAATAACATAATTACAATGCTACACCTGGGTAAAAAATTCATCAAGAGCAGGCATAATATACTGCGCAAATTCAGAGTCCTGCCACTGTACGCTATCTAGAACGTGTTGCTGGCCCCGGTGAAAATTCAGGGTGTTTACCAGCCTCGGTACCCCAGTTTTAGTTGTTACCCACTGGGCATATGCCCGAGCGAAAATCTCATCATCTAGTAAAAGATAGATTTGGGTGTGGCTCTCCGTCAGATTCCCCGCATACGTTGCGATCTCACGTGTCGACGGCGCTCGCCGAATCGCCGCAAGCACTGGTTTTATCTCTGGCAGGGTTTCGTATTTCCATTTGATGAGATGCCCCAGCTCGTGAAGGGTGGTTAGCTCCTGCCCTTGGAAAGTCCCGTTAATCGTTACTCGGTAACGAGTAATCCCCTCATGGTCAATGGTTCGGTACGAAGTTCCGCGGATCGCGCTGTCTTCCACTTTCGTCCCGAGGCGATCACGCCCGTTCATTAACCCGATTTTGTATTCGTCGGGGAGGAACGTTTTCCCTTGGTGCGCTTCATCCATATAGCTCAGCACCCGGTTGACGACTTTACGGAATTGTCTGGGGGACGTAGTTATACGCTGGGAGTAGTCGTGTTTGAGCCTAGCGTCAGTCTCGGCGCCGATGGCGGGTTTAGCTTGATCGTCAGCGCTGCTCGGTCCAGAGATCGCAATGCTGGGCCTGGCGCCGATCCTGCGTTTGGCCGCCAGGACTTCAGGATCACGCTTCGCCCACGACCACTTGCTAGACAAATCTGGTGTGGCATCGGTGAGAAACCCATTCGCATGTAGCAGTGCGAGAGCCAAGTCACGATCGGCGCCTGCGATACGGTAGATTTCTTCCGGCATCAGCCTAGCTACCGACGTGCGCCGGTACCTGCCGCCGGCTTTTTGCAGCGCCGCACCGTATTGTTCCCGCAGGTAGCCGGACGCCCAACCGCGCTTGGTGGTGCCTTCGGTGGTGATGAGCCGCCGCCTACCACCTGCCGAGGTGATGGCTTTCATGCCCCGGCGGGCGTTAACAACCTGGTTGATGTCCGCCCCGTCCTGGATAGCCCTGGCGCCTGCTTTAGTGAACACCTTGGCCTGCTGCTCCGGGGACAAGGAGTCGAAGTATTCCTTGGCGTCGAAATGGAACAGTTTGTGCATATCCGATGTGGCCTCGGAGACGGGGATGGCGGTGCAATCGCATCCGGGGTGCCGAAGGAATTTCATGTGGCTGCTGCCTTTTTTGCCGGCCAGGATGGCGCATCTGGCGCAGCATGGGGGGCGAACCACCCGCACCCATGTGGTGCCAGGCCTGGCGGCTAGGTGGGTGAGTATGGCCATGCGGGCGGCATCAGAGATGGCGGTTTGGGTGGCGGTTGCGAGCATCACGCCCGCGTGGTGCCACACTTGTGACCGCTCCGTGATAGGGGCTTCGGCGTCGACCAGTTCGGTGATTTTTTGGGCTTGGGCGTAGGCGAGCCCCATCACGGGGTCGCCGCTTCCCGTTACCCCGGCGAACGCCTCCGGGTCCGCCGACAACTCCAACACTTGGTCGTAGTGTTGTAGATCCAGCGCAACATCCGCCGACGCGATCGCCGCTTGGGCCGCCAGTAGTTGCCCGTGGGTCACCATCTCGGTGAACGGCAATACGTGGCTAGCGAACCAGGCATTGGGGTCCTGCGGGCTGTTGGGCCGCCAGGCCGCGAGCACCCGCCGGACTACCTGGGCGATAAGGCGTTGCCGGTAGCCGGCGGCGGCTTGTAGTTGTGGGGGGAGCCTGGAGTACTGGGAATCCAGCATGATGGTAGGCCTCCCTCCACACCGCTAGACGACGGGCGGTTACGGTGGTTCCGCCTTGTCGTCGGCGCCGCGTTCGAGCTTTTCGATGATGCCGCCCATGCTGTTTTCCTGCTCTAGCCACTCCAGCTCGCGGTCGATGCGCTGTTGCGGCCATCCCATCTCTGCCATGGCCCCGCGCACTGACATGAAAGGTCTGCCCCCAGTGCTCTTTTGCAGCGCATCGGCCCGCTGTGATTCCGTGGGGGTACCGGGGTTCTGCCATAGGGTGCTGATTTTGCCGTCGGCTTCCCAGCTGCCGGTGCGGATCCGCTCGGCGATGCCTAGCGCCCAGGCCCACCCAGCACCCATGAGGGTATTTAGTCGCTCTACCTGTTTCACGAGTCGGGATTCGTCGGCGCGGATGGCGCCCTCGGCGGCGGGGTTGGCAGTGTTCTGCCCCATCATCCGCACCGGCAGGCCGGTCACGGTTGCCGCCTGCTCGGCCAGCATTTTGATGGTGTCGTGGAACCCTGTCAGTTGGGCGCCCGACAGCTGCTCGATCTTGGCGTCTTTGCTGGAGATCGCCCAGATGGCGCCCAGATAGGTCTCCCATGGGTCGTCGATCTGGTTGCCGGCGGCATCCACGAAGTCCTTCTGAGACACGCCTAGGGCAACTTTCTGGGGCGTTGCTACGGTTTCCATGGCTAGCTGGAGCTGTAGCATTACCCGGCCTGCCATATCGACCAGGGGTCGAAGATCGGCTAGTTGGGTTTCGCCCGACCATTCCCCGGTTCGTTGCCGGTTGAGGATCATCACCAGCGGCACCCGGCCTAGGCGATGTTTGATTCGCCTGGTTGCTTCCCATTTCCCGGCGCGGCGGTCGATGAGCACGGTGGAGTCGGGGAGGTAGAGGGTCATGTATTCGGCGATGCCGGTGTCGTCACGGTAGATGCGGAGGGCCGCGGTCATTTCACGGGTGCGCGCATCGACCAAAGCGGCGATGTCTTTGGGGGATTCGGGCATGATCCGGGGCCTGCCGCCGCCGTCGCGGGCGGCAACGGAGATGAATGCCCGACCGTAAATGAGCAAATCGCGGTGCACCAGGTGGGACAAGGAGTCGAGGTCGTTGGCTTCCCAGTCGGCACGCAGCTCGGCATCTTCTTCGAGTGCCCCGGAACGTAGGAACATCCTCACATCCTGGCGCTCCTCAAGGACGTCGATGTAGGTGCGGCACCAATTCAAAGGAAAAGCGAAAGGCTGCACGTCGGGCGGCACCGCGATGCCTAAATTGCCGATTTCCTGCAGGCCCTGGTAATAGCGCTCGTTCTTGCGGTCCTCCCGGCGCTGCCGCTGAATCTTGTTGAAGAGCTTCTCGGCGAGTCTCCGTTCTTCTGGAGTGAGTTCCATTGTCGTCACCTCCTTCT